ATGCAACGCCTGTCCCCCGCGACCTGCTTCCGCGACCGCGCCGACGAGGCTTGGCTCGCCTCCCGCCGACCCGACGCCGCCAAGGGGCAGGGGGCCGCCATGGCCCCTGACGCCCCGCGTCCCGGCTTCGCCGCCCCGGTCGAGCGATTCGCCCCCGCCGAAACCCGGCAGGAGGGGAGGATCGACGGGCCGCCCGCGAGCGCCCCGACGACTCCCGAGGCGACCGGGTCCAGCCCCGCCACCGAAGCGACGGAGGAGACCCGGCAGGCCGAGACGACGCGCGGCGGACCTGCAAGCGCCCCGCCGCAATGTCCCGAGGCGACCGGGCCGGAGCGGGCGCCCGCTCCGGCCCCCACCGAAGCCCCCACCGAACCCCCGCGTCAGCCCCTCACCGCCCGCTGGCTCGCCCGGCAGGGCCGCGAGACCGTGCGCGCCACCCTCGCCGCCCTGACCGACCACGAGGTGCAGGGCCTCCCCTACCTCTTCGAGTTCTGGGCGCATCCCCACCAGCTCCCGCCCCAGGGCGACTGGCGCACCTGGGTCATCCTCGGCGGGCGCGGCGCCGGCAAGACGCGGGCCGGGGCCGAATGGGTCCGCGCCCAGGTCGAAGGCCCGCGCCCGCGCGACCCCGGCCGCGCCCGCCGCGTGGCGCTGCTGGCCGAGACGCTGGACCAGGCGCGCGAGGTGATGATCTTCGGCGCTTCGGGCCTCATGGCCTGCTCCCCGCCCGACCGGCGGCCCACCTGGCACGCCACCCGGCGGCTGCTCGAATGGCCGAACGGCGCTGTCGCGCAGATCTTCTCGGCCCACGAGCCCGAATCGCTGCGCGGGCCGCAGTTCGACGCCGCCTGGGCCGACGAGCTGGCCAAGTGGAAGAAGGCGGAGGCCGCCTGGGACCAGCTCCAGTTCGCGCTGCGCCTCGGCGACGACCCCCGCTGCGTCGTCACCACCACGCCGCGCGACGCCCCCGCCCTGACCGCCCTCCTGGGCCGCGAGGGGACGGCCCAAACCCACGCGCCCACCACGGCGAACCGCGCCTTCCTCGCGCGCGGCTTCATGGAGGAGATGCAGGCCCGCTTCGCCAACACCCGCCTCGGCCGGCAGGAGCTGGAGGGGCTGCTGCTCGACGCCGCCGACGGCGCGCTCTGGACGGCCCGGACGCTCGACCATGCGCGGGCGCGCTGGCTGCCCCGGCTCGACCGGATCGTGGTGGCGGTCGATCCCGCCGTCTCGACGGGCAAGGCGTCGGACGCCACCGGCATCGTCGTCGTCGGCGCGACCACCCAGGGCCCGCGCGGCGACTGGATGGCCTACGTCATCGAGGACGCCACCGTGCAGGGCGCGAGCCCCGATTCGTGGGGCCGCGCCGTGATCGAGGCCGCGCGCCGCCACGGCGCCTCGCGAATCATCGCCGAGGTCAACCAGGGCGGCGCGATGGTCGGGACGATCCTCCGCAGCATCGACCCGAACCTCGCCGTGACCTGCGTCCACGCCCGCGAGGGCAAGGTGATTCGCGCCGAGCCGGTGGCCGCGCTCTACGAACAGGGGCGGGTGCGCCACCTGCACGGCGCGGACCTGAGAAAGCTGGAGGATCAGATGCTTAGGATGTCCGTGACCGGCTATCGGGGCCGGGGCTCGCCCGACCGGCTCGATGCGCTGGTCTGGGCCGTCCACGACCTGATCCTGGCCCCTCCGGCCCCCCCGGCCGAGCCGCGATTCCGGCTCGTCTGACCCGTTGCGCGAATCGCGCCTGACCGTTCGTTGCTGTCGGACGCCGTTAACGAATCGCTGGCAAATTCCATCGCACGGACCGCGAACCAGGCCCAAGGAGATAGAAAGACGATGTTCGACTTCCTGAGACGAAAGGAGACGGGCGCCCCCGACCGGACCCTCCCGGTCCACGCCCACGCCACCGGATCGGCCCCCGTGCCGGCCGCCGTCACGACCGCCCCGACCGAGGCCAAGGCCTCGGCGGCGGGCAACCTCATCGCCTGGCCCGGTTCCTCGGGCCGGGCCGCCCTGCAACCGCGCGACGCGGCCCAGCTCACCCAGGCCGGGTTCGCCCGCAACCCGGTGGGCTTCCGCGCCGTGCGCCTGATCGCCGAGGCCGCCGCCGCGCTGCCGCTCGTCCTCCAGGACGCGCAGAGCCGTTACGAGGCCCACCCGGTCCTCGACCTCATCGCCCGGCCCAACCCCTCGCAGGGCCGGGCCGAGCTGCTCGAGTCGCTCTACGGCCAGCTCCTCCTCACCGGCAACGGCTTCGTCGAGGCCGTGGCGGCCGAGGAGGGGCTCCCGCACGAACTCCACGTCCTGCGCTCCGACCGCATGGCGGTGGTGCCGGGCGACGACGGCTGGCCCGTCGCCTACGACTACACCGTGGGCGCGCGCCGCCACCGCTTCCCGGCCCGCGCCGTCTGCCACGTCAAAAGCTTCCACCCTCAGGACGACCATTACGGCCTGTCGGCGCTCCAGGCCGCCGCCCAGGCCATCGAGGTCCACAACGGCGCGTCGCGCTGGAGCCTCGCGCTCCTCCAGAACGCCGCCCGTCCCTCGGGCGCGATCGTCTACGCCGGCCCCAACGGCGGGACCATGTCGCAGGACCAGTTCGACCGGCTGGTCTCCGAGATGGAATCCCAGCACCAAGGCGCCCGCAACGCCGGGCGGCCGATGCTGCTCGAAGGCGGCCTCGACTGGAAGCCCATGGGCTTCAGCCCCTCGGACATGGAGTTCCAGCAGACCAAGGAGCAGGCCGCGCGCGAGATCGCCATCGCCTTCGGGGTGCCGCCGATGATCCTCGGCCTGCCCGGCGACGCGACCTACGCCAACTACCAGGAGGCCAACCGCGCCTTCTACCGGCTGACCGTCCTGCCGCTCGCCACCCGCGTCGCCTCCGCGATCAGCGACTGGCTGTCGGACTTCACCGGCGAGCGCATCACGCTCGCGCCGGACCTCGACCAGATCCCGGCCCTGGCCACCGAGCGCGAGGCCCAGTGGCGTCGCGTCGCCCAGGCCTCCTTCCTGTCCCAGGCCGAGAAGCGCCGCCTCCTGGGCCTGCCTCCGATGGAGGCCGCCGATGGCACATGAGCCGCGCCCGTTCCTCTGCGCCCCCGGCCTCAAGATCGAGAGCCAGGAGCGGATGAGCGAGCTGAAGTTCGCCCAACTCCACCAGTCGCTCGCCAAGATCGAATCCATGATGGAGCGCCTCGAAAAACGTCTCTGGCTCACCGTCTACGGGGTGGTGGCCGTCATCCTCGCCCAGTTCGTCCAGTCGATGCTGGACCATCTTCCCTGAAGGAGCAGTTCAACATGGAGACCAAGTTCACCCGACCCCTCGCCGACGTGGCCGTCACCCCCGACGGCACCGCGATCGAAGGCTATGCCTCGCTGTTCGGCCTCCCCGACCAGGGTGGCGACATCGTGGAGCGCGGGGCCTATGCGGCGTCCCTGAAGCGCCTCGCGAGCGCCGGGGAATCCGTGAAGCTCCTCTGGCAGCACGACCCCGCCCAGCCCATCGGCGTCTGGGACGAGCTGCGCGAGGACGCGCGCGGCCTCTACGTCAAGGGCCGCCTCCTCCCCGATGTGGCCCGCGCCCGCGAGGCCGCCGTGCTGATCCGCGCCGGGGCCATCGACGGCCTTTCCATCGGCTACCGCACGGTGCGCGCCACCAAGGACGACCAGGGCCGGCGCCGGCTGGCCGAGATCGAACTCTGGGAGGTGTCGCTCGTGACCTTCCCGATGCTGCGCGAGGCCCGCCTCGGCGCCAAGGGCGCGGACCTCGCGCTCCTCCACCAGATGACGGCGGCCGTGGCTGCGGCCCGCACCCGCCTCATGGGCCAGTAAGGCCCTCCCGCAACCCCCAACCGAAAGGACCAACCATGACCGCTCCCGAGACGCTGTCTCGGGCCGGGGAAGCTCTGTCCCCGCCGCCCGAAACGTCGCCCGAGATCAAGGCCGCCACCGACGGCTTCATCCACGAACTCAACGCCTTCGCCACCGACATCGCCACCAAACTTCAGGATCAGGAGACCCGCATCATGACCAAGCTCGCCACCAGGATGACCACCGCCGCCCAACGCCCGATGCTCTCGGCGGACTTCCACGAGGCCCCGCACCAGAAGGCCTTCGACGCCTACCTCCGCTCCGGCGACGACGCCGGCCTCCGCGGCTTGGCCCTCGAAGGCAAGTCCTACTCCGCCGGCGTCGCCCCCGATGGGGGCGTCCTCGTCTCGCCCCAGACCGCCGAGCAGATCCGCGCGATCCTCGTCTCCACCGCCTCGATCCGCTCCATCGCGAGCGTCGTCGCCGTGGAGAACGCGAGCCTCGACGTGCTGATCGACCGGGGCGAGCTCGGCGCGGGCTGGGCGACCGAGACCGGCGCGACGGCGGAAACCGCGACCGGCGCGCTGGAGAAGATCTCCATCCCGCTGCACGAACTGGCCGCCCAGCCCAAGGCCTCGCAGCGCCTCCTCGACGACGCCGCCTTCGACGTGGAATCCTGGCTCGCCGGCCGCATCGCCGAACGCTTCGCCCGCGCCGAATCCGCCGCCTTCGTGACGGGCAACGGCGTGGACAAGCCCAAGGGCGTGCTGGCCTACCCGACCGTCGCCAACGCCTCCTGGGCCTGGAACAGCCTCGGCTACGTCGCTTCCGGAGCCGCCGGGGCGCTGTCCTCCATCGACCCGCTGGTGGACCTCGTCTACGCGCTCCCCGCGCCCTACCGCGCCCGCGCCGTGTTCGTGATGAACTCGCGCACCACGGGCGTCCTGCGGAAGCTCAAGGACGCCGACGGCCGGTTCCTCTGGTCCGACGGCATGGTGGCCGGAGAGCCCGCGCGGCTCATGGGCTACAAGGTCCTGATCTGCGAGGACATGCCCGACATCGCGGCCAACAGCCTGTCCATCGCCTTCGGCGACTTCCAGGCGGGCTACACGGTGGCGGAACGCCCCGACCTCCGCGTGCTCCGCGACCCCTACAGCGCCAAGCCGCACGTCCTCTTCTACGCGACCAAGCGCGTGGGCGGCGGCGTGACCGACTTCGCGGCCATCAAGCTCCTCAAGTTCGCCGCGAGCTGAGCCTCCTCGGGGCCGTCCCCATGGGCGGCCCCACCCCCCGCAACCCCGACCGAAGGAGGTTTTCCCGATGAATCTGGTCGAATTGACGGAGGCGCCCGACTCCGCGCTCCCCGTCGCCCGCCTCAAGGAGCACCTGCGCCTCGGGACGGGCTTTTCCGACGACGACCTGCAGGAGCCGCTGCTCGCGGCCTTCCTGCGCGCCGCCATCGCCGCCATCGAGGGGCGCACGGGGAAGGCCCTGCTGCGCCGCCGCTTCGAACTGACGCTCTCGGCCTGGACCCGCCCCGGCCGCCAGCCCCTTCCGCTCGCGCCCGTCGCGTCGCTCGTCTCGGTCGCGCTGGTCCCCGCCAGCGGCCCCGAGATCGCTCTCCCGCCCGACGCCCTCCGCCTCGACGCCGACGCCCAGCGCCCGGCGCTCGTGGGCCCCCTGCCGTCCATCCCCCATGGCGGCACCGCCCGCGTGATCTTCGAGGCCGGCTACGGCCCCGCCTGGTCCGACCTCCCCGCCGACCTCGCGCAGGCGGTCCTGATGCTCGCCGCCCACTACCACGAATACCGCCACGACACCGCGCTCGGCCCCGGCTGCACCCCCTTCGGCGTCTCGGCGCTGATCGACCGCTACCGCCCGATCCGCCTGGGGAGGGACGCCGAATGACCGCCCGCCGCATTCCCGCCACCGCTCGCCCGGCGACCCCCCACCTCCGCCGCCGCCTGCTGCTGGAGGAGCCCCTCCGCCAGCCCGACGGCCTGGGCGGCTACACCCGCGCCTGGACCGAGCTCGGCGCGCTCTGGGCCGAGATCGCCCCCGGCGCGGCCCGCGTGACCGCCGAGCCCGCCGGGACCCACGTCACCACGCCGCTCCGCATCACCGTGCGCGGCGCGGCCCCCGGCGCATCCTCGCGCCCCCGCCCTGGCCAGCGCTTCCGCGACGGCCAGCGCCTTTACCCGATCCGCCTCGTCACCGAGGCCGACCCCCAGGGCCGCTACCTGCTCGTCCTCGCCAGCGAGGAGGCCGCGCTATGACCTACGCCCTCTCGCGCGCGGTCCAGGCCGCGCTCTACCAGCGGCTCGCCACCGACGCCCCCCTCCGGGCGCTGGTCGGCGACGCCGTGCACGACCAGCTCCCGCCCGGCCTGCCGCCCTCGCTCTACGTCGCGCTCGGCCCCGAGACGGTCCGCGACCGCTCGGACCAGACCGGCCGGGGCAGCGAGCACGACGTGACGCTTTCGGTCGTCAGCGACGGCGCGGGCTTCGCGGACGCCAAGGCCGCTGCCAGCGCCGTCTGCGACGCCCTCCTCGGGGCCGACCTGACGCTGACCCGTGGCCGCGTCGTGTTCCTGCGCTTCCTGCGCGCCCAAGCCAGCCGCCGCGACAACGGCGACACCCGCCGCATCGACCTCATCTTCCGCCTCCGCGTCGAGGACGACGCGGCATCCCTCACCTGACCCGAACCCCCTGAAAGGAGACCCCATCATGGCCGCCCAACCCGGCAAGGACCTTCTCATCAAGATCGACATGGACGGCACCGGACGGTTCGAGACCGTCGCGGGCCTGCGCGCCACGCGTCTCTCGCTCAACGCCGAGACGGTGGACGTGACCACCCTCGACAGCCCCGGCGGCTGGCGCGAGCTGCTCGGCGGCGCGGGCCTCCGCTCCGCCGCGCTCTCCGGCAACGGCGTGTTCAAGGACGCCGCCACCGACGCCCGCCTCCGTGCCCTGTTCTTCGCCGGAGAGATCCCGACCGCCCAGGTCATCGTCCCCTCCTTCGGCACCCTGCAAGGCCCGTTCCAGATCACCGCCATCGACTACGCCGGCACCCACGACGGCGAGGCGACGTATGAACTCACCCTCGCCTCCGCCGGGGCCATCGCCTTCACGGCGGCGTCGTGATGGCGAACCCCCATGCCGGAGAGGTGGAGATCGTCGTCGATGGCGTCCCCCGCACAGCCAAGCTGACCCTCGGCGCGCTGGCGGAGCTGGAATCCAAGCTCGGCGACGACACCCTGATCGCCCTCGTCGCCCGGTTCGAATCCGGCGACGTGTCCTCGCGCGACGTGCTGGCGCTCCTCGTCGCCGGCCTGCGCGGCGGCGGCTGGCGCGTGACGCCCGACGACCTGCTCGCCTCCGAGATCGCCGGTGGCCCCCTCGCCGCCGTCCGCCTCGCGGCCGAGCTTCTCGCCCGCGCCTTCGCGGAGGCCGCGTGATGCCCCCTCCAACAGCCCGCTTCGACTGGCCCGCGCTCCTGCGCGCGGGCCTCCAGACCCTCGGCCTCAAGCCCGCCGAGTTCTGGTCCCTCACCCCCGCCGAGCTGGCCCTGCTCCTCGGCCTCGACCGCCGCGCGCCCGTCATGGACCGCGCCCGCTTCCTCGCGCTGGCCGCCCAGCACCCCGACGACCCGAAAGGAGACCAAGCATGACCTTCCTCGACCTCGACGACGACACCGGCGACGCCCCCCTGCAAGACACCACCCGCGCCGCCTCCGCCTTCGCCTCCGAACTCGCCCGCGTCCGCGACGCGCTGGGCGCGACCGCCCGCGACGCCGGCGCGGTCGAGCGGGGCCTGTCCACCGGCCTGCGCCGCGCCATCGACGGGCTGGTGGTGGACGGCGACCGCCTTTCGACCGCGCTCCAGGGCGTCGGCCGGTCGCTGGTCGACTCGGTCTACAAGGCCGCCGTCAAGCCGCTGAACGCCTCGCTCTCGGCGACTCTGGGGCAGGGGCTCGGCGGTGCGGTGGCCAGCCTCCTGCCCTTCGCCAAGGGCGGCACCTTCGCCCAAGGCCGGGTGATGCCCTTCGCCAAGGGCGGCGTCGTCAGCCAGGCCACCCCCTTCGCCATGCGCGGGGCCACGGGCCTCATGGGCGAGGCCGGACCGGAGGCGATCATGCCGCTCACGCGCGGCCCCGACGGCCGCCTCGGCGTCCAGTCCCAGGGCGGCGCGGCCCCGAACGTGACCATCCACGTCACCACCCCCGACGCCCAGGGCTTCCGCCGCTCCCAGGGCCAGATCGCCGCCGAGATGTCGCGCCTCCTCGGCCGCGGTGCCCGCAACCGCTGAGAGGAGAGATCCCATGTCCTTCCACGAGACCCGCTTCCCCACGGCCCTCAGCTTCGGCGCCCAGGGCGGCCCCGAGCGCCGGACCGAGATCGTCACGCTCTCCAACGGCTGGGAGGAGCGCAACTCCCCCTGGTCGCAGTCCCGCCGCCGCTACGACGCGGGGCTGGGCCTGCGCTCGCTCGACGACCTCCACGCGCTCCTGGCCTTCTGGGAGGCGCGCATGGGCCAGCTCCACGGCTTCCGCTGGAAGGACTGGGCCGACCACAAGTCCTGCGCCCCCTCCGTCCTCCCCGGCCCGCTGGACCAGGAGATCGGCACCGGCGACGGCACCACCCGCGCGTTCCAGCTCCGCAAGGCCTACGCCTCGGGCGGCGTCACCCACTGGCGCACGATCCGGAAACCCGTCGCGGGCACCGTCCGCGTCGCCGTCGCGGGCCAGGAGTCCACCGGCTGGACGCTCGACCCCGCCACCGGCCTCGTGACCTTCGCGACCGCCCCCGCCGCCGGGGCCGCCATCACGGCGGGCTTCGAGTTCGACGTGCCGGTGCGCTTCGACGCCGACGCGATCCGCGTGCAGGTTTCCACCTTCCAGGCGGGCGAGGTCCCTTCCGTCCCGGTAATCGAGGTGCGCGCATGACCCTCCGCGACCACCTCGCCACCGGCGTCACCACCATCGCCCGCTGCTGGTCCGTGACCCGCCGCGACGGCGTCACCCTGGGCTTCACCGACCACGACCGCCCGCTGTCCTTCGACGGCCTGACCTTCCGCCCCGACTCCGGCCTTTCCGCCAGCGCCGTCGTCCAGGCGACCGGCCTTTCGGTGGACAACAGCGAAGCGACCGGCGCCCTCACCTCCGACGCCATCACCGACGCCGACATCGAGGCCGGGCGCTTTGATGCCGCCCAGGTCCATCTCTGGCACGTCAACTGGACCGACCCCGCCGACCGCGTCCTCCGCTTCACCGGCACCCTGGGCGAGATCCGTCGCGGCGACGGCGCGTTCCACGCCGAGCTGCGCGGCCTCTCCGAAGCCCTGAACCGCCCCCTGGGCCGCCTCTACCAGACCACCTGCGGCGCGAGCCTCGGCGACGCCGCCTGCCGCTTCGACACCACCGCCCCCGGCGTCTCCGCCGAGGTTCCCGCCGCCACGACCGACGGCACCCTGTTCCGCCTGTCCGGCCTAACCACCTTCCCGTCCCGCTGGTTCGAGCGCGGCCGCCTCACCGTCCTGACCGGGCAGGCGCAGGGCCTCACCGCCACGGTCAAGCGCGACCAGACGGACGGCCCCGACCGCCTCCTCGAACTCTGGTCCCCCCTCCGCGCGCCCCTCGCGCCCACGGACCTGATCCGCCTCCAACCCGGCTGCGACAAGCGCGCCACCACCTGCCGCGCCCGCTTCGACAACATCGCGAACTTCCGCGGCTTCCCCTTCATCCCCGGCGAGGACTGGCTCCTTTCCGTCCCCGTCCCCTCGGGCCCCAACGACGGAGGCTCCCTCCAATGACCCGCGTCATCGAGACCGCCCGCCGCTGGATCGGCACCCCCTACCAGCACCAGGCCAGCCTGCGCGGAGCCGGCTGCGACTGCCTGGGCCTCGTTCGGGGCCTCTGGCGCGACCTCCACGGCCACGAGCCCGCATCGATCCCGCCCTACAGCCCCGACTGGTCCGAACCCCAGGGCGAGGAGCGCCTCTGGCACGCCCTAGCGCGCCTCCTGCCGCCCGGAAGGGGCACCCCCGGCGACCTCCTCCTGTTCCGCATGAGGCCCAACGCCATAGCCAAGCACCTCGGGCTCCTCGCGACCCCGACCACCTTCATCCATGCCCTGAGCGGCCACGGCGTCGTGGAATCCCCGCTCTCCACCCCCTGGGCCGCCCGCATCGTGGCCCGCTTCGACCTGGAAGGAGCGTCCTGA